ATTTGCTACGACATTCAGATGAAAAAGCCGGGTGTCACGGTGAATCCCCGCTCGGAACGGGGTGTCATGGTGACGGCTACGGGGTGTCATGGTGACGCTGACGGGGTGTCACCGTGCAACGAACGGGGTGTCACGGTGACACCCAATACATCCCCTAATCCATCCATTAACCCTTTAAAAGCAGAAGCACGCGCTTCGCGCCTGCCTGCCGACTGGATTCCCAGCCATAGCGAAATCGCTTTCTGCCAAACAGAAAGGCCGGACTTGAATCCGGGCGATGTGGCGAGTCAGTTCCGGGATTACTGGATAGCCCAGCCGGGTAGCAAGGGGAGAAAGCTGGACTGGTCTGCCACTTGGCGAAACTGGGTGAGAAACCAGCGAGCCACAAGGCAAAACCACAGCTACCACGACGAACGAGCCGAAACAATCGCAGCACTGACGGGGAGAAATCGATATGAGCACGAATCCGAAGCAACCGACAACCGCCAACTTCGAATCGCCGTGGCCGGTTAATGCGATTCCGCAACGCTGGGTGGAAACGCTGTTCGCCAAGATGAGCGCCTTCTACGGCTCACGGTTCGCGGATATGTGGCGCGGCTCGAACGTCTTGGAAGTTCAGAAGGCATGGGCGATCGAGCTTAAAAAGCTTTCGTCTGCGCAACTGAAGGCAGGTGTCGACGCGCTGACGGCGTTCACGAAGCCGCCCACGCTGCCGGAATTCCTTGAGCACTGCAAGCGCACGCGTCTGGAAATGGCGGCACACGAGGCGCCGCGTCTGGAACACAGCACGCCGGCAGACCAAAAGGTGATCGATTCGAACCTGGCGAAGCAGCAGCGAATCGTTAAGTCGATCCGCATGTCGTCGGCGCATACCAAATGGGCGCGTGAACTTATCGAACGCGGCACGGCCCGGAATGGCGCTCCGCTGACGGTGGAAGTCCTGCAGAGCTGCCGCGAAGTGATCGAAGGGAAGAAATTCGGATGAAGCGTTCGCCAAGCGCGCTCACGGCAGAACTGTTGAAAGAGCAGGGCTGGCTAGTCTGGACCGTAGAGCGCTGGATACCTGGGGCTCGAATCCGAGTCGATCTGTTCGGGATTCTGGATCAGATAGCGATAAAGGACGGCGAAGTAATCGGCTTACAGCCGACCAGTTGGAGCAACGTTCCGGCACGGGTGAAGAAGATAGCCGAGTCGGAGCACATAGGGGAAGTACGCAAGCTCGGATGGACCTTGCATGTGTACGGGTGGCGGTGGGACGCGAAGGCGAAGGAGTGGCGCCATCGCATCGTGGATGTTTCTTGACTAGGGGACGGGGGAAGAAATGGCAGGCAACAAGAAACCGCGCAAAGCATACCGGCCGAAAGCCGGACGCAAAGACACAGTAACGACGCTCTTTGACGGTGACGAACCGCTCAAGGGCGAACTGAAGGAAAAGGTTCTGATGACGACGCACCTTTGCGCGACGCGTCTGGCTCAGGGCGATGGCACGCAGCAGGACTGGGGCGCGATCGTTACGGCGATGAACCTGAGCATGGTGCTCTGTGAGCGCGCCAAGAACCAGAACGTGGGCCTCGCCGCGGTGTACGACGCGAACAACGCGCTTATTGCGGTGCAGGAGCGGTTCTTCGAGATCGGCCGCCGAGTGTTCAAGGGTGACGAGCTCGTGGCGATGAACGGCGGCCTGCACGTCTTCGATCAACTGGTGGAAACGGTCAGCAAGCGCCAGTACGTGTGGGCGTCGGACCAAGTCGAGCAGCGAATGTATGACGGGCTGTCGATAGCAATTGGTCCGGGACAAAAAAAGACGCGGTACGAACTGAGGGGGACAGCATGAAAAGGTGGACGGAAGAAGAAAACGCGCGTCTCAGAGAGGCATTTGGTTCCGGTAGCCGAGTTGAGGAGATTGTTTCGATGTTCCCTTCTCGGACTAAGGATGCGGTGAAGGTCCACGCAAGCCGTTTGGGAATCATCCATCCCAACTATAGAGAATGGAGCGCCGATGAAGACGCGATCCTCCGGGAGATCTGGTTCGCTCCGCGCAGCATCAAGAACGGGTTGCACCGACTGCCAGGCCGCTCATACGACGCCGCAAAACTCAGAGCAAATCGCCTAAAGCTCGGCATCAAGCCGCCGTCTGAAAGAGGAACGCAGTCTTGGGTATTGCGGGCAATCATCGGGACTCTCAGTAACGACGTTCAAATGACTTCCCAAGAGATCGCGGCCGCAACCGGCGCCGACCGCGGGAGCATTCAAAACATCTTGGCTAGGTGGCGTGGCGTGCAGTTTCGCATAAGCGGTTGGGCGCGCGTCGATAGCAACCACCTTTCGAAGCGCTGGGCGCTCGGGCCTGGGGAAGACGCTCCTAAGCCGCCGCGTCGACCTGCCTTGGAGTGCCACAAGGCATTTCGAGAGCGCAGGCGGATCAAGAAAGGGCTGCTGAATCCATTCGCAACGGCCGCCGGGTTTGTTTCCGCCCCGCAAGCCCAACGCGGCCGCATCTACAAGCAGTCGATGAACGTCGATATGGAGGAGGCAGCATGAAAAACGGTTCTGTCACCAACACCCCTGGAGAAAGGGGGAATCGGGGGGTTGAGGCTTTATCCCCCCGCTCACAGAGATTTGCGCAGTCGTCAGCGAAGCAGACGAAGCAAAGCGACAAACAGAACAATACGGCCGAGGAAGCGAGTTCTAAAACTTATTTATTTGAGCCGCGTGGCGTAGTTGATACGGATGCGCTGTGGCTTGCGCTTGGGATTCGTCGTCGTGATTGGAGCAAAGCATGGAACTGACAGGCTGGTATCCCTGCTGGATAGATCCGGTGCGCGAAGGATTCTACGAGGTGCAGCGCATAGCAGGGTCGCCGCTAACCACATACGACCCCGAGCTGATCGAGTGGAAGGCCGGTAAGTGGGAAACAACGGGAAAGATTTCGGTGTGGAATCACTCGGACAAGTGGAGAGGGGTGGCAAATGTCGCGTGAACAGTTCGACGAGTATTACCAAAGCGTGCATGGCTGCTTGCTCGCTTCCGTCAAAGATAACCACTGGCGCACGTGGCTGGCAGCCCAAAACGCGCTCCTGTCGGCTCACGGCCCCGCGGTAGAGCTTCGGGTAATCCAAGACGCAGAGAAGACGCTGGACGACCAATGGAAGCGTCTGAACGCGCTTAAACGGATGGCCGAGAGCGAACAGGAACTCGGGCTGGACTACACGGAAGCGCGGGAGGTGCGCGATGAGTAACTGCACCGGATGCCAGTCGAGCGGCGCGACGCCTCACACGCCGGAATGCCTGTTCGCCCATTTCCTTTGCTATACCGGCTATCACCAGATGTCGTGGGCCACGCAGCAACTGCTAAAGACGGCATATGAGGCCGGGATGAAGGAAGGAATGAAGTGGAAGCTTCCGGACGATCTCAGGGGGAAGCTATGAGTGATCGCCAACTGTTTCGCTTGGTGCATCCGACCGCGCGGCAGATGGCGTCGCGAGCCTGCATCCAGGCTCCTGACGGCTACGTGGTGGAGATCAAGCCCCGCACACGCAGCCTAGACCAGAACGCGCGCATGTGGGCAATGCTGAACGACATAGCCGGCCAAGTCGAATGGCATGGCCAGAAGCTGGCAGCCGAGGACTGGAAACACGTCTTCAGCGCATCGCTCAAGCAGCAGCGCGCAGTTCCGGGGCTGGATGGCGGGTTCGTGGTGCTCGGGCAGTCCACTAGCAAGATGACCATTCGGGAAATGTCGGACCTGATGGAGATCGCCACGGCATTCGGGGCGGAGCATGGGGTGAGATTTTACGGGGGTGGGGAATGACAGCCGCTGCTGAACGCCTCCACATTGCCCGGGTAAAGGAAATGGCCTGCGCTGTATGCGGCGCCCACGGCCCGAGCGACGCGCATCACATCCTCGTCGGCCGCACGCCCGGGCGAAAGAGCCCCGGATTCTGCGTGATTCCGCTCTGCAAAGACTGTCACCAAGGGTCATTCAACGGAATCCACGGCCAGCGCCGCATGTGGGAGGTGGTGAAGGTTAGCGAACTTGACTGCCTGGCGGCGACGATCGAACGACTATATGGAGGTAGAAAGTAATGGGCCATGACGAAATCGACGACATCCTATATGACTGGTATGTGTTTTCCCAAAGCTACCAGCCCGCGCTTGGCTACGGCCGCGCTGATTCAACATGCCGCGATTTCACCATTAGCCGCCAGTGGATGGAATACGACGAGCTGTCCGAGATGGTCGACCATAAGCTTAGGGAAGGCGTCGCCAAAGCCGTGGAACCGCTCATCTTCGAACTGACGCTGCGCCAGCGCATGGCTATTCAGACGGCAATGCGCAATATGGACGCCGGTCGCACGGTCTGGACGAACCCGCGCTATCCGGAGACGCAGGAAAGCGACTATGCGGAGGCTAAGGAAGCGCTAAGGCCGAAACTTTTCGCTAAAGGATTGCTGAATAGCCCTTGTAAACCCTGTGCAGATAAGGTATCGTGTCGTCTGTGGGCATAACTCGCCCTAAAAAAGCCTAACTAGATCCCCCGTCTGGTTGGGCTTTTTGCTTTCACAAGTGCCGATTCGGTGCTGCATGGCGCGGCTAAGAGTTCTGGGTATCTGATCCTGCCGAGTCGGCCGTTGTGAGAGTGAAGTTTGGTACCTTCATCAATAAAGGTACCAAAAGCCTCACGCATGACAATTGGGAAGCCAGCGCGCCAAATCCTAGGGGCGTATGCCGCGACCAGCGCACACATGGGTAGCTCCCATCGAGCAAAAACAGTTGTCAGCCGTGAGAGTTCGCGCGAGACAGCATTGGCGTGCGGTTAATTCCGGCTCTCCTATCTCCCCCTTCCCTGCGACCTCCTCCCGCAGGTTTCGCCCCGCCAGCCGGGGCGTCTTTATTTGTGGCGCCCATGATCGAAACCATCACCAAGAAGCAAGTAGCGATCGTCTCGTTCGATCAGGACCTGAAGAACGCGAAGCTGCTGGACGATCTCGGCCACCCGTCAATGCGCGTGGTGACGTACCAAGTGACGCTAGACCCCGCTCGGCTGTCGCCGGAAGGCCAGTTCGTGCGCTTCGGGAAGTGGAGCGACTGGCTCGGTGATGGTGACGAGATCACTGGCTGGATTCTGCTGGACGATTTGACAATCGAAGAAGTGCTGGCCGAGGAAGATTCGGACGGGATTCTTCGCCCGTACGTAACCGAAAGCGCCGAGCGCGCAGCAGCTTAGGAGAATCACATGACCACAATCGCAAAACTGATGGGTTCGGGCGTTCCCGCAACCCAAGCACAGAACACGACCGCGGGCGTACCCCTCACGGGCTTGACCGCTGCTGGCGTATCCAGCCAGGCAAATGCAACGCTCATCACAAGCGACTTCTCCGTTTTCGGGACTGTTCCGGCCTCAACGGCTGGCGCGCGTCTCCCGGCTCAGAACGCCGCATCCATGTCCGCTCTGGCTGGCGACATCTACGTCGTGGTGAACTCCACCGCCACGGCGATGAACGTCTATCCGCCCGTTGGTGGCAACTTCTCGGGCGTTGCGACCAATACGGCAGTCGTCCTCCCCGCAGCAAAGGTAGGCGACTTCTACTGCATCGGCAACAACGTGTGGGCTGCGAGCATTGGTGGCTAACGTGAAAGTCTCAGCAGAAGCCCGAGACTGGGCCATCGAGCAGATCAAAGCGCACGGGGAATACACGTCGCTGGACGATCTGCTCCAACAGGCTGAGAGGCTGGCGCAGAAGTACGTGAAAGACGATGGCTCGCCCAAGTAAGTACAGCGAGAAGCTAGGCGACGCAATCTGTGAGCGTCTGGCAGACGGGGAGAGCCTGCGGGCGATCTGTTCCGGTGAAGACATGCCGAACCGGGCGACAGTGTTCCGCTGGCTTGCTTCTAATGCTGAGTATCGCGACCAATACGCGCGCGCACGCGAGTCGCAGGCTGATGCGATCTTTGACGAGATCCTGCACATTGCGGACACGCCGCAGACGGGGAAGAAGACGGTAAGCAAGGCTACTGGCCTAGAAATCACCGAGGCGGACATGATCGAGCATCGCCGTTTGCAGGTGGATGCGCGGAAGTGGATCGCTGGAAAGCTGGCGCCTAAGAAATATGGCGACAAGATCCAGGCAGAACATACGGGCGAGGTAGGCCTGGTAGTACAAGTCATCAAGTTCGCTGGCGATTCCGAGTAAATTCCTCCGGGCCACTGCGCCTCTATAAGCAAGGATTCACTTCTGTGGCCGTAATCAGACTGCCTAACGGCTGGGTGCCGCGTGCATACCAGCGGCCGGCATGGGATTACATGGAGAAGGGCGGCAAACACGCCGAACTAATCTGGCATCGTCGCGCTGGTAAGGATGAAATCGCGCTTCATACGACGGCCTGCAAGAGCTTCGAGCGGGTTGGGACGTACTGGCACATGCTGCCGCTGGCGTCGCAAGCACGTAAGGCGATCTGGAACGCGGTGAACGGTCACACGGGCAAGCGCCGGATCGACGAGGCATTCCCGCACGAGTTGCGCAAGCGGACGAACGATCAGGAAATGTTCATTGAGTTCGTGAACGGCTCCACATGGCAGGTGCTGGGCTCGGACAACTACAACGCGATGGTGGGTGCGCCCCCTGTTGGGCTGGTGTATTCGGAATGGGCGCTGGCGAATCCTGCCGCTCGCGCATATCTCCGGCCGATCATCGCTGAGAACAAGGGCTGGGAATTCTTCATCACCACGCCCCGCGGCAAGAATCACGCATATCGCACGTTGAACGCAGCTCGCAATGAGCCTGGCGCCTTCGCTCAGGTTCTGTCGGCGCGTGAGACTGGCATCTTCAACGACGATCAGCTAGAGAAGCTGCGCAAGGCCTATATCGCTGACTTTGGCGAGGATATGGGCTTGGCGATGTTCGATCAGGAATATCTCTGCTCGTTCGATGCCGCGATCATGGGCGCGTATTACGCCGCTGAGTTTCGGCATATCGATCAGGAAGGCCGGATCTGCAAGGTTGCACACGATGCAAACTATCCGGTCTTCACCTCTTGGGACTTGGGCCGGACGGACGATACGTCTATCTGGTGGTTCCAGGTGATCGCCGGCGAGATCCGCATAATCGACTTTCACTCATCGTCGGGCAAGAAGCCGGATTACTACGCAGGCCAGTTGATCGGCCGCGAAGTGCAGATCGATCTGATTGGCGATGACGTGGTGCCGACGAAGGGCGATCTGATCCTCGATTGCGCGCATCGGCTGGCGTATCGGTACGAAAAGCACTTTCTTCCGCACGATGCGCGAGCTAAGACGCTGGCGGCCAAGGGTAAGTCAGTCATTGAGCAGCTCGCCGCGGTGCTCGGCTGGGACAAGATGGACATCGTTCCTAGTCTGAGCGTGCAGGACGGCATTCAGGCAGCACGGAACATGTTTCCCCGCGTCTATTTCGACGAAGAGCACTGTGCGGAAGGCACTGACGCTCTGCGCGAGTATCGGCGCGAGTGGGACGACGAGAAGAAAGTCTTTCGCGAGAAACCGCTACACAACTGGTCTTCGAATCCGGCCGATGCATTCCGGATGATGGCTGTCGCATGGCGCCATGAACAGGCCAAACCAATTTCCAAAGAGCCGGACTGGGCGAACCTGCAAGCGCAGGAGACGCTAAACGACGTTTGGGAAGATCACATGCGGCAGGTTTCTACGTACAGGAGAATGTGATGAATTTTGAAGAACTGATGGCGCTGGCAAAAGAACAATACAACCTAGGTATGGAACATGGGTTTGACCTCGCTGGCATCATCGTTGGGGCACTCCCATATGAATTGTTTGCTGACGGCGGCAAGACCAAAGTAGTACACGCGTTGCGCGAGGCGAACCGCCAAAACCAGAAGTGATGCCATACAAAGCCCACCCTTCGCGGTGGGCTTTTTATTTGGAGAAGCAGATATGTACCAGGGCTCATTCACCGCGCAATCTGCGTGCCGATCGCTTGCGGTCACTGTCACGGCCAGCGCGTCTATCACCTTGCCGGGTACTGGCAGCGTAATTCGCATTGTCAACGAAGGCCCAAACCACGCGTATCTGTCGATCGGCTCGGGCGCTCAGGTGGCGACTGTGCCGACCGCTTCGGCTACGTTCACCTGCACGCCTGTGCTGGCCGGCACAGACTCAACGTTCACGCTTCCCGATGGCAATGGCGCACGGCTGCAACTCAGCGCTATCTGCGGGACTGGCACGGCAACCCTGGATATTCAGGTGGGCGAGGGCCAATGACATGTTACGCGGCGCGATCGGCGGTGGTGGGTCCGGTACGCCGGGTTCTCAGATTCGCAACGGCAGTGGCGTGCCATCAAATTCAGTGGGCATCGACAACGATTACTGGATAGACACCGACAGTGGATTTCTATACCAGCGTGCAGCCGGTGCATACGCGGTCGTTACGACGCTGAAGGGCTCGCCTGGCGACGACGGATCGAGCATTCAGAACGTGATCATCGGCAACGGAGCGCCTGATAGCACGATTGGGCAGGCTGGTAACGCGTATATCGACGCTGCCAGCAATCTGATCTACGCGCCCAAGGCAACGGCAAGCGTCTCGCCGCAGGCGTTTTGGGGCGTGAACTGCCACATCGGCTATCCGACCAGCTATTGGCCGAACATGACGCCCGCGTCATACCTCGCGCTGTTCAATGCCAATGGCATTCAGGCGATGCGGACCAATTGCTCATCGGCGTCCAAGGCAACGACCTATCTGAGTCAATACAAGGCGCTGGTGGCCGGTGGCTGCGACGTGATGATCTGTATCGATGCTGGCCCGAACTACGGCGGCACGTTCGCATCGAATCAGACGACCGGGACCACGCTCGGCGCGGCTATTGCCAATGTCCTGAAGGGCTCGGGCATCGTCCGGATCGAATGTACGAACGAATGCGACGGACCGTTCCCGGCTGGCGCAGGTACAAAGATCACCGGCACGAACCCGCGCGGATTTGTAGCTGACGGCGCTTCATATGATGACTTCGACCCTGCGCGCTTCGAATGCTGGCGGGGAATGCTTTCCGGCATGCTGGCGGGTATCCGCAGCGTAACGAACGAGTTCAAGCTGGGTTATGCGTCGGGGAACGCCTTCCCGCAGACAGCATTTCGGATGATGCGCGAAGGGCGCGATACGACGGGCGCGATCACGAAGACTCCGCTGCAACTGGACACGGCCAATCCGCACTTTTACGACACAGAGAGCGGTAACTTGCTGTCGTTCACGGCCAAGTCGCGGATAGGGACCAATCAAGCGGTCAACTCCCTGGCCGAGCTGCGCGGCCTGACGGGCAACGCTACCTACGACGTTCCGCAAACGCCTCCGTTTGAGGTGTACATCACGGAATGGGGTTCGCGCGCCTCGGATGTGAACCAGGGCAATTTCATCAATAGCCAGTCGATGGTCCTATACAACAACCGCGCGACGCTTGGCATCAATGCCATCTATGTCTACGGGCTATTCGCTGACTCGGACGACTCGGGCACAGGACCAGTGTTCGGCGTGGCGGCCAATAACTTCGGCATGATCCAAGCTGACGGAACGACCAAAAAGCCGTCATGGAACTACTACACCGCAAACGCCAAGGCCAATACAGCAGTCGTGGCGGGTGGCTGGCCTTCACTGCCGCGTTACCTGCCGAAACCGCCGATCGCGTACAGCACGCCGGTCGCTAACACCGGCAACCTGACGAACAACGTACTGCGCACCGAAACCATCAAGGGCGGCCAGATGGGGCCGAACAGCGCGCTTCGCATCACGTCGATGTGGAGCTTCACGGCCAACACGAATACCAAGACGATCCGGATCAACTTCGGCGGAACGCTGATTATCCAGTCGTCGTATCCCACTGCTGGCGTGGGCGTTGTCCAGCTTGAAACGATCATCCGCAACAGAGGCGCGACGAACGCGCAATCGTGGGTGGGCGGCGGATATTTCGGGTTCAGCACGGCGACAGCGGTTGCGACAGCGGCGATCGACACGACTGCAGATCAATCGCTGACGTTTAGTGCTCAGTGCGGTGTCATCACAGACACGATCACGCTGGAAGGCTACATCGTCGAGATCATAGGCTAAGGGGTGAACATGTTTCGTGGAAATACGCTTGTTCTCCCCCCGGTCTATTCGAGCGGAGTGCAGGTTCTTAACCCGCTGAATACGGCCGATAACACGTTTCTGTCGTTCACCATCCCCGGCAAGACGATGGGGGCGAACACAACGCTGCGGGCTACGGCGCTGTTCACCTGCCCCACGAACGCCAATACGAAGACGTTCCGCGTTAGATGGGGCGGCAACGTCATTTACCAGGCCAGTTTTACGACAACCACCATCACGGTATTTATAGAAGTCCTTCTTCAGAATCGTGGCGTCTTGAATGCTCAGGTGGGGCAGCCGGTCGCGATCCTTGGTCCGGCTTTCACGGCTGGTCCGATCCAAACATGGGCGATCGACACGACCGTAGATCAAGTCGTTTCCTTCTCGGGACAGGCGGGAGTTGGCACAGACCAACTGACGCTGGAGCGTTGCTCCGTCGAACTCTTCGGCTAATCAAAATTAGGCAGATATGGCACAAATGACCCGGTCGCCCGAGGTAGAGCGTTACCTGGGCTATATCACGGCCTATGACAAGGCGTTCAACAAGTGGACGGACCGCACGACCAAGATTGTCAAGCGCTACCGTGACGACGCGAAGGAATATACGTATGGCAACGAGTCCGCTCGCTTCAACATCCTATGGGCCAATGTGCAAACACTGGTTCCAGCCACCTTCAGTCGTCTACCGCAGCCCGACGTATCGCGACGCTTCCGGGACAGCGATCCTGTCGGCCGTGTGGCAAGTCTGCTTCTTGAGCGCGCGCTAGAGTTCGAAGTCCGCCATTACCCGGATTACCGGGAGGCGATGAAAAACAGCGTCATGGACCGATTTCTTGGCGGCCGTGGCGTGGCATGGGTGCGCTATGCGCCGGTGACGAGCGTACAAGAGCCGATGTCGGATGACAGCGATGACATGGCAGTCGTCGAAGGCGCCGGCGCGGACCAGATCACCGACGATCAGCCGCTTGAGCAGATCGACGACGAGACATCGCCGGTTGATTACGTGCATTGGGGCGATTTCGGGCATTCGGTAGCGCGGACGTGGGAAGAGGTGACGTGCGTCTGGCGCAAGGTGTATTTGCCCTACGCCACGCTGTGCGAGCGCTTTGGCGAAGAAACGGCCATGCGCATTCCTCTGGACGCCACGAACCCGGCTGAAGGGTATGGCGAGTCCAAGATTCCGTCCAACGATGTCGGCCGCGGTAAGCAGGCATGCATCTATGAAATTTGGGACAAGACCACGCAAAAGGCTGTGTGGCTGTCGAAGTCGGTAGGCGAACTGCTGGACGAAAAGGCCGATCCGCTCGGACTCGAAGGCTTCTGGCCGTGCGCCAAGCCCCTGTTCGGCACGACCACGAGCGATACGCTGGTTCCGGTTCCCGATTTCATCCAGTATCAGGACCAGGCGAACGAGCTCGACACGATCAGCGATCGCATCGACGGGCTGATTAAGGCGCTGAAGTTGCGCGGCGTCTATAACGCAGAGTTCAAGGAATTGCAGCGGCTGTTCACGGAGACGGGGAATAACGACCTCGTACCGGTGAAGAGTTTCGCGGCGTTCGCGGAGAAAGGCGGCCTGAAGGGCGCGATGGATCTGGTCGACCTGGCCCCGATCGCTCAAGCGCTGCAGATCGCATTCGAAGCACGCTCGAACGTTGTAGATCAGATTTACGCCATCACTGGCATTAGCGACATCATGCGCGGTGAGACGGACGCCGCCGAAACTGCAAAGGCGCAAGGTATCAAGGCGCGGTTCGGGGCTGTTCGACTTCGTGATACCCAAGATGCTGTCGCGATATATGCAACCGAATTACTGCGGCTCAAGTCACAGATCATCTGTAACAAGTTTCGGTTCTCGACGATTCTTGATATGTCGTCAGCACTGCAACTGCTGCCGTCCGATCAAGAGTTGCTGCGTCCTGCTTTGGAATTGCTTACTGGGCGCTCGATCAGCGATGAAGAATGGGCGATAACCGTCCAAGAGCTTCAAAGCAAGAAGAACAAGGTATCGCGCAACTTTCGTATTGAAGTGGATGCCGATTCGCTGGTGCAAATCGACGAAGATGCACAGAAGGCAGATCGCCTTGAATTTATCGAAATGGTCAGCAAGTTCTTGCAACAGGCCGTGCCGGCCGCTCAGTCTCAGCCCGAGCTCGCCCCGGTGCTGGTCGAGATCCTGAAGTTCGGAGTTTCGGCGTTCAAGGCCGGGAAGACGCTGGAAGGGATGATCGACAACGCCGCGGAGACGCTTACGAAGCAGGTTCAGCAGCAAGCGAACCAGCCGAAGCAGCCGCCGATCGAAATCCAGAAGGTTCAGGCCGAGTCGCAAGCGCGCATCCAAGAGAAGCAGGCCGGCGCTCAGATCGATATGCAGATGGAGCAGCAGCGCAACCAGATGGAAGCGGCCAAGCTTCAGCAGCAGGGGCAACTCGAAGAACTGAAGGCGCATCTTGCACAGCAGACGGCCGAATTCGAGCAGCGCGCACAGGCTCAGCAGGCCGCGCAAGAGACGGCGATGGAAATGCACCGCGACGAAATGGACCGCCAGGCAGCCGAGCGCACCGAGCAGATGAAGGCCATGCTCGAAGCCGACAAAGCCGAACGCGATCGTCAATTCCAGATGCTGATTGCTGCAATGAACAATCAGGTCAAGCTCGAAGTAGCCGAAATCGGCGCACAAACCACCCTCGAAGCGTCGCAGATCAGCGCGGCCAAGTCTGCCTCCAGCGAATAACCAATGCCAATTTACGCATGCGCCTGTGCTCAGTGTGGCAACGAGCAGGACGTTTATCGCACTGTCGCCCAGTACAAAGACCTTCCCGAGTGCTGCGGCGAAATGATGCAACGCCGGGTGACGGCTCCATATGTCATGACCGACATGCAGCCTTACAAGTCGATGATTACCGGCGAAATGATTACCTCGCGATCGCAGCACCGCGCACACCTGAAGGCGCACAACTGCATCGAGATCGGCAATGAAACGAAGTACTTGAAGCCAAAAGAAAAGATCGACCTTGCGCCTGAGTCGAAGAAGGCGCGCAAGCAAAAGATTATCGACCAAGTCAACGCGCTTAAATAAGCCACGGAGAAACGCATGGGAACCCGCAGAGAAGATTTAGCTGAAGCGCTGGAAGCGATCGACGATCAAGTCAGCGATGCGCCGGAAGCGGTGCATGAGGTTGTCGTAGACGCGCCGAGCGCCGAGAACATCAGCGCCGAGCCGGTAGAGAACGACGGCCGCGCGCGTGACGAGTCAGGACGCTTCGCACCGAAAGCACCGGCCGCGCCGTCTGCTGAGGCTGTGGCGGGCGTCGAGGCGCAACCGGTAGCGTTGGAGCGCCCCGAGCCGCCGAAGTCGTGGAAGGCCGATCAGCGCGCCCATTGGGACAAGCTAGATCCGGAAGTCGCGAAGTACATCCACCAGCGCGAGCAGGAAAGCCAGCGCGGGTTCGATGAATACCGCTCGAAGGTAGAGCCGATCGTTCAGCAGATCCAGCCGCATCTCGACGAGCTACGCCAACAGGGCGTGCAGCCGGAAATGGTCGTTCGTGACCTTCTGCATACGCGTCGGCTGCTTGCGACTGGCGATGAGGCGACGAAGATTCAGACGCTGGTGAACGTGGCGCATGCAGTCGGGATTCCGCTTCAGCAGATGTTGCAGCAGAGCGCGGCATTGCCGCAGCACATGCAGCATCACATCGATCCGAACGTAATGGCAGCGCAGCAGCGAGCTCGCGATCTGGAATTCCAGATGGCGCAGCACCAGCAGAGCCAGCACGCACAGATGCAAGCGGCTGCGGTGGCTGAAGTCGAAAACTTCAAGTCATCGCATCCGTATGTAGACCAATTGGGACCGCAGATGCAGCAACTGCTACAAGCAGGCCTGGCTACGGATCTCGATAGCGCCTATTCGAAGGCGCTCCGCCTGAACGACGAGCTATTCACGAAGAGCCAAGCGACACAACGCGAAGCCACGGAAAAGCAGCGTCGGATTGACGCGGATAAGGCGGCGAAAGCTGCCAAAGCGAACGCAGTCAGCACGCGAACGGCCACACCCGGCTCAATCGCTGCAACGACAGGCGGGGCACCGAAAGGACGGCGCGCAGCACTGGAAGAATCGTTCGACCAGGCAACCGCAAGCCGTATTTGATCTCACTGATAGGAGCTACACATGGCATTCGCCAATAGCGCAATCAGCGACATCATCGCCACGACCATTCAGTCTCGTAGCGGCGAACTCGCTGACAACGTAACAAACAACAACGCCCTGCTCATGGTTCTTCGCGAGCGTGGGAATGTCCGTCCGTTCGGCGGCGGTAACGTGATTTTGGAAGAAATCATGTACACCGACTCGACGACGACCAACGTCAACTCGTACTCGGGCTATGAAGTGCTGAACATCAGCCCGAACAGCCCGATCTCGGCTGCTCAGTTCAGCATCCAGCAGTACGCGGCGGCCGTGACCATCTCGGGTCTGGAAATGCTCCAGAACTCGTCGAAGGAAGCGATCATCGATCTGCTCGATTCGCGCATGGATATCGCAGAAGCGCAGCTGATCAACCGCATCGCTGCGGACATCTACCTCGACGGTACGGGCAACTCGGGCAAGAACATCACCGGTCTGGCCGCGGCTATTCCGGATGCTCCGGGCTCGGGCACGTATGGCGGTATCTCGCGCTCGGCATTCCCGTTCTGGCAATCGCAGGTGTTCTCGGGCACGACCAACGGCGGCGCTCCGGTGTCGGCGGCGAACATCCAGAACTACATGACGCAGTTGTCGCTGAAGGCGGTTCGTGGTCGCGATCGTATGGATCTGTTCGTCGCGGACAACAACTACTACTCGGCTTACATCGCGTCGATGCAGGCTCAGCAGCGCGTCATGAGCGACGGCAACACGAAGCTGGCTGGCGCCGGTTTCCCGGCCGTGAAGTTCTACGGTGGCGGCATGGCGGCTGACGTGGTGTTGGACGGTGGAATCGGCAGCAATGCGACGGCCAACCACATGTGGGGGCTGAATACGAAGTACATCAGCTTCCGTCCGCACCGCGACCGGAATTTCGTTCCCATCGGTGGCGAGCGTCAGGCAGTAAATCAGGACGCTGTCACCAAATTAATCGGGTGGGCCGGTAATTTGACGTCCCGTGGTCCGCAGTTCAGCGGCGTTTTGATCGCCTAAGGAGCCAACATGCCCGTCTATTCCGTAACTCCTCAGATCGGTTTCGATCTGGTCAACACGATCCTTGCTACCGATATTGCATCGGGCGCCCGGACCGTGCCCGTCAACCTCGGTGAGCAAGTGTGGGGCAGCGATGGCAAGCGGTACGTCTTCGCCAAAGCCAACGCTTCGATCTCCGCTTCCACGGCCGTCTGCACGGTCAGCCCGACTACCTTCCTCGCGACGGCATCGGGTGGCTCGTACCTGTCGCCGGCAACCGCAATGTCGACCGGCGACTACGGCTGGTTCAGCATCGCATCGGTCTAAAACAGCTTTTCTCCCGTGGGTCTTGGGGCGTCGAAACTGGCGCCCCTTTTTTCACGGGACCTTACCCATAACAGGAGAAAAGAATGTACGAAGCACTGGAAAGTGATACGCAGAACCCGCGGGCTGGGCTGTACGTCGAGTTCTTCCCCGGCAAGCGCTACAACGAATTCCGCAGTAAAGAGAGCGGCAAGCCCGAATTCGATCTGGTCCCGATGATCAAGAAGTGCAATCCGGGCGATCCGACGAACATCATCGAGCGGCCGGCGCGTGACGATGACAAGGACGAATGGCCGGGACAGTGGGCTGCTTACGAGCGCCGCACATCCTACCGTCCGGAATCGGGAACGCCGGTTGAAGACTGGCCGCGTCTCGATGTTGCGACCGTCGCGAAGCTGAAAGCGCTTGAATTCCACACCGTCGAACAACTGGCCGAATGCTCGGACCAGCAATGCCAGCGCATCGGCATGGGATGCTACGAGCTGCGCACGAAGGCGGCGGCCTATATCGCTGCAGCCAAAGACTCGTCGCTCGCTCAGAAGCAGGCCGAAGACCTGATGCTTCGTAATCAGGAAATCGAAGACCTGAAGGCAACCGTTCTGCGCCTCGGCTCGCAGTTGGAAGCAATGCAAGCGATGGACCCCGAAAAGCGCGGCCCCGGCCGCCCGCGTAAAGAGGCGTAAATATGTCGTCGACCATGTTGCAGCTTGTGCAGCAAGCTACCGGTGAATTGGGGCTTGCCGTGCCGTTCTCAGTTGCGGGCAATACTGCCCAAGACACGACGCAGCAGCTTGCACTGCTCAACGCGGTCGGCTATGACTTGCTACGCGAGCCTGCATTCAACTGGCAGGCACTGACGACTGAATACCGATTCACGAGCCTCTGGACAATCCAGACTGGCAATGTGTCAAGCGGATCGGCCGTCATCACGAATATTCCATCTACGGCTGCGATCGTCGCTGGCACCTACATGGTGACCGGCAACGGCATCAATCAAGATACGTATGTCCAGTCGGTCGACTCGCCTACTCAAGTGACGATGAGTCAGCCGGCCGCAGCGAGCGGAACGGCTGTATCGCTGACGTTCGCCAAGACGAAATACGCGTTCCCGGTGGACTATCAGCGCATCATCGACCGCACGCAGTGGGACAAATCGAAGCATTGGGAAATGCTCGGACCTGAGAGCCCGCAGCAGTGGCAATGGCTGAAGTCAGGCTACATCGCGACCGGTCCGCGCATTCGCTGGCGCATCCTCGGTAACACGTTCCAGATTTGGCCCGGTGTGAGCACGTCGGAATACCTCGGCTTCGAATACGTCTCGAAATATTGGGTGACGGATGCTGGCGGCACGGCCAAGGGCAGTTTCACGTCCGATACCGATACATGTCTGTTCGACGATCGGCTGATGGTTGCGGGGCTGAAGCTCAAGTATTGGGGCATCAAAGGCTTCGAGACGCAAATTCTGCAAGACGAGTTCGACGCAATTCTGTCGTCAGTCAAGGGTGAGGAACAGGGTTCGCCTATGCTTTCCCTGGCTCCGCGCGTCTCCAGTTATCTGCTCGGACCTGAGAACATCCCGGACAGCGGCTATGGAGTCGCTCAGCCGTGACAAACATTACCGGTATCGCAGCAGCGGCCCAGCGTAGACGCCGGCAGGCCCAAGGGCAGCGCTCGGCTACGGTCAACCTTCCTGCGCCTGTTGGCGGTTGGAATGCCCGCGATTCGCTCGCGGAGATGCCTCCGACCGATGCAGTGTCATTGACGAACTGGTTTCCGACGACCTCAGATGTCATGGTGCGCGCCGGCTTCACGAAGTGGGCGACCGGCTTTCCGTCCCAGGTTAATACCGTGATGGGTTACAACCCCGCCAGCGGCTCGGCAAAGCTATTTGCAGCGAGCGGAGCGGGCATCTATGACGCGAGCGCTGGGGGTGTTGTAGGCGCTCCCGCTGTATCCGGCCTCACTAGCGACAAATGGTCATATACGAATTTCGCAACGTCAGCCGGCGCCTTCCTGTTGTGCGTGAATGGACAGGACGGCTACTACCTGTATAACGGCACTACCTGGCAGAGCGTCACGTCTAGCTCGTCCCCGGTTTCGATTACCGGTGTTGATCCGACGACATTCTCGTTCGTGACGGCCTTTGCTCAGCGCGTCTGGTTCATTCAGAAAGCGAGCCTGAAGGCGTATTACCTGCCAGTGGGACAAGTCGGCGGCGCCGCGCAGGCGTTCGATTTCAGCGCCATCTTCCGCATGGGCGGCTCACTCGTCTCGATGGGCGTGTGGACGGTCGATGGCGGTTACGGCATGCAGGATTATCTCTGCATGTGCACGAACCAGGGCGAGATCGCAGTGTACGGTGGCACAGATCCTTCGCAAGCGTCGACATTCAATCTCGTCGGTGTCTATCAGCTTGGTTCCCCGATGGGTTTCCGCTCATTCATGAAGTATGGAGGCGATCTCCTATACATCGGAAAAGACGGACTGGCGCCGATCTCTCAGGCGCTTGCGTCGTCGCGCATTAATACGCAGATAAACCTGACCGCGAAGATTCAAGGCGCTGTCTCGGCTGCGACTAGTCTTTACCCGAACAATTACGGCTGGTGCTTGGTCCTGTTTCCGCTGCAAAACATGATCATCTTGAATATCCCGGTTAGTCCGGGGCAGCAAGAGCAGTATGTGATGAACACGATTACCGGGGCATGGTGCAATTTCACCGGGTGGTCTGCGAATCACTGGGAGCGCTTCCAGGATCAGATCTACTTCGGTGGTCCCAATTACGTCGCGCGTGCATGGTCCAACTTCTCTGATGACAGCACGAACATCAATGCCGTAGCTCAGCAGGCATTCACCGAATTCGG